ATTAAAGGTCCTGCAGTAGTTGTTACTGAGCAGAAAAATAATACTATTATAAAAATGGTTAAGGACAGTGCAGCAATCAGATCATGTGAGATAGAGGTAATAAAACTTAATAAAGATTTAGATTTTTATATTGAAGACAATCGAAAATTATCTAACAAGGTAGTAACAAAAAATCGTTGGATAATGTGGCTTATAATAGCACTTTTATGTTCAATATTGTGTAATGTAATACAACTTAAAAAATGACAGCATCAAAAAATTGCATAAACTTAATTAAGATGTTTGAAGGGTACAAAGCTAAAAGTTATTTGTGTCCTGCATCTGTAGTAACCATAGGATGGGGAAGCACCATGTATACTGATGGGCGTAAAATTAAATTAGGTGATACAATTAATGAAGATCAAGCAGAGCAATTATTATTATGGGAATTAAAAAATAAATCAATAGCACTGCATGGTTTGAACCTTAATCAAAATCAATTTGATTCATTGCTATCATTTGTATATAACTTAGGTATAGGTGCATTTGCTAAGTCAACACTTAAAAAAAAGATTCTATTAAATCCTAATGATGTAACGATAAAAGATGAGTTTATGAAATGGAATAAAGCTAGAGTAGGTGGCGAGTTAATGGAATTAAAAGGACTCACCAGAAGAAGAGAAGCTGAGGCAGAAATGTATTTTAAAAAATAATTTTTAGTTAGTAAATACGGCCTATTGTGTCTACAATTGGGCTTTTCTATAATAGGTACGGTTTGATTTTCATTTCCTCCGGTGTTTCTACATTGGAGGTTTTTTTATATATCTACAACGTCAGTTTTAAGCTGACATTTAGGATATAATAAAAAAAATAAAAAATAATTTATTTTTATTTTTTTAATTAAAACAACTTCCCTTATCTTTGATTTATCAAATCAAATTAAAAACCTAAATCAAACAAAATGAACCAATCTACCAAAGACACAATTATCGTAACAATTATTATTATTCTTGCCTTACTTGGCGATTCAATTTTTAACCAATTATAAAATCATGACAGAAACAAAAAAACGAGGGCGAAAGCCAATCCCTGACAGCAAAAAAAAGAAACCAGTAGTTGTCTATTTATCAGATGAGCAAATTGACAAACTAGGTGGAACATTGGCAACTAGAAACATTTTACAAGATTATTCATTATTTAAAATCAAACAGTATGAAAAAAAGATTATTCAAAATCCATGATTTTGTATTAAGACATGATACTATCATTGTACAAATAACTGAAAATAATTACACTGAAAATAGCATTGTAATTCCTATCCATGCTTTTATTCAATATCTACTTAGGCATGACCGTCTATATTTTGAAACACAAGATATCAGCACTGGTCAACTTGTAACAAAAACTTATCATCTTACTTTTGATAATTATTGGGATGAAATGGAGCGTGAATATAAAGAAGAGGATATTTATGATTTCATTATTGCTACATGTGTTGACTTTACTAAAGCCATTGATAGAATAGAAATAAATCTTAAAAAACAACATTATATATGGTAAAATTTTTAAAGCGTTTATATGACAAACTATTCAAATCAACAGAAGATATTGAACACGAAAAAAAAGTTCAGTTCTTTAATAGACCTAATTATAAAACAACAAAAACAAGACCGAATCTTAAAACAAAATAATCCTAAAATCAAACAACATGAGCAACTATTTTATAGATACTAATCAAAAGCAAATTACATTTACAGACAATCGGTTCTACACTACAGAGAATGGCGCATTTATTCCATCAGTTACAACTATCCTGCAGGCCTTCCCAAAAGATGCACATTTCTTCCAATGGCTTAAACAAGTAGGTAATGAAGCTGATATGATAAGAGATGAAGCTGGCAAACGTGGTTCAGTAGTTCATAGCTTAACTGAGCGTTATGATGCCGGTGAGGAAGTTAAATTATTAGATAACGGAGGTAATATAGGATACAAAATGTCTGAGTGGACCATGTTTGAGCGTTATGTAGAGTACCGTAGACAAGTAGATCAGGAGATAATGTATAGTGAAATTAATTTTATTTCTGAGCAGTTAGGTTATGCTGGAACCATTGATAGAGTAACGCAAATTAATGGCAAAAACTACCTTATTGATATTAAGACATCAAATACTATTTATGACCATTACTGGTGCCAATTAGCAGCTTATAATCAGCTTATGATTGATGCTTACAAATCTATTAATATTATTGACCATGTCGCAATACTTTGGCTAAATGCAAAGACACGTACTGCTGGTAAAAATGGTGCTATACAGGGTGCAGGTTGGCAGTTGATTATTCGTGAAGATGCTGAACGTGAGAATGACTTAAAACTATTTAACGCAACTAAGCTTTTATGGGATGCGCAAAACATCGAGATGAAACCAAATAACAAATCTTATTCATTAACACATAAATTGTAAAATATGTCAACTAAAAGAAAAGCAATAGAACTTGTTGATAAGTTAAAACATAATACAAGGTCATTTAATGAAAAAAATGGCTGGCAAGATGTATTGCATGATGCAAAAGCATGTGCATTGATTGCAGTTGATGAAATTATAAATGAATTAAATGAAAATAATGATTCAACATATGCATTAAAAAGATTAATTTATTGGGGACTAATAAAACAAGAAATAGAAAAATTATAAAAGCTGATACCTTACTATCGTAATTAAACCAATGGGATCAATAATTAAAAATTCTGCTATCTACCTTACTTTAAGTGAAGGTCGTATTTGCAGACGTGTGCAATCTCCCACAGCGACAAGTAAGGAGAGACAAACAAAAGACGGTAAGCTTATTCACGAAGAGCAGTATCATGGCTGGAGTGGTAAAATTACCGACATTCAGACCAGGCAGACTGATTACGGCAAAGAGTGGAACGTAACCATTGAAGATGGTGACACCAAAGCATCTTTGCAAATGAAGTACAGCAGTGGTTACGCATCTGCATTTTTAAAGACATTGCCAAATGTTGACTTGTCAAAAGATGTCCAATTGATGCCGAAATCTGAAACTACAGACGGCAAAACTAAGACCACAATGTTTATTAAACAAGATGGCAAAGCAATCAAATGGGCCTACACAAAAGACAACCCAAACGGCTTACCTGGTATGAAAAAAATTAAGGTAAAAGGAGTTGATGTTTGGGATGACTCAGACATGATGGAGCATCTTGAAGCAATGGTTAAATCCAAGTTTGCAAACAGCAAACAAGATGATTTAGAAGTGCCGTTCTAACCTATACTGGGGATGCGACCAGTCAACGCATATTTTAAATTACTTATCATCAAAACAAATTTTAACTTATGTGGATATCTTTAATATTTGAATTTGTTATAGTAGTAATTGTTTCTATACTTTATGTACATTTGATAAACGATAAAAATAACAATTATGAAGACGATTAAAAATTTACTAGGAATGGCTTTAAGCATTGGTTTTATTAATCCATTTATATTTACTGACCATCAACAATGGTATCAAGGTTTTGCAGGGATGGCAGCTGCCTTCATTGGATCAGGTTTAATCTTTGGTTTCAAAGGTTATGCAGTTGGACCAAAAAAAATTGGCAATGCAGATGAAACACCTGTAATTAATCAGACGTGGATGTTCTTTTTTATTGGTTCCGTTGCTAACTTATTATGGGCTACATTGTATGTTTAAACTAATTATATGCGAAAGGGTATAAAAATTTAGCAATTTTATAAAATTATACCCTTTTGCGTATATTTTAAAAATTAATTAATTATGCCAATAGATAAACAATATCACTTTATTGCAGGATTATGCATTTACACAATTGCACAATTATTTATGCCAACAATAACTGCATTAATACCTGTAATAGCTATTGCTACAGCTAAAGAAGTTTGGGATTATGCTAGTGGAAAAGGTACACCAGATATCAATGATCTACTTTACACAATATACGGTGCAATGCCTATTTTAATTCTTAAATTGTTAGTATCATGAGATTATTGATTACCATCTTGTTGATGTCAACAAAATGCTATGCTCAGGAGTTTGAAGGCAACTTTATTAAAGCTAAAGCTAATGGTGGTACTGCTCCATTTAAATACTCATTGGATAATGGTATATATCAAATAAAAGATACCTTTTTTAATGTTCAATCTGGTATACATACAATAAGTGTTAAAGATGCAAAAAACTGCGTAAAATCGTCTGTATGCACGTTATATACTAATCTATCAATGAAGGCATTAATTTGGAATGGTACTCAATACATACCTGCAGAGCAATATAATCCATTAAACATAACAAATTTTTTATCAGTACATCTAGTTGCTACTGGTGGTAAGTCACCATACTATTATAGTAGAAACTCCACAACAAATTACATCCCAAATAAAACCTTTTGGAATGGTTTGTCAAAAAATATACCATACACATTTCGAGTCAAAGATGCACTTGGATATATTCAAACAATTATCATAACTTTTTAAATTTATAACTTTTGATACTACGAGATTACCAGGTTGACTTGTCGACCAAAGCTTGTGACTTATTAACTAAACACAATATTGCCTATCTATCAATGCAAGTTAGAACAGGAAAAACACTTACAGCACTTAATACCTGCAAATTATATGGTGCAAAAAATGTATTATTTGTAACAAAGAAAAAAGCTACACTTAGTGTAGTTGCTGATTACGAGCATTACAAAAATGATTTTAAATGCTTTGTTATAAACTT